AGGTAAAATAACTCCAATTGAATATTCTTTACTTGAATCTATGAAAAATACTGTTTTTCCAGATCATATTATTCCAACTAAATTATTTTCAATAAATAAAGATGTTGATAATATTAATAATTCTGAATTATTTAAACTTATTGATAATGGTGCTGTTAAAATGGAATATTCAATTAAATATTTAAAAAATGTAAGTATAAATAAAAAATACACAACTTCTAATAAAATACCTGAAATATTGACATTATGTATTGGTGCACAGGTTATGGTAACTAGAAATATTGCACCTGGATCTTTAATTGTAAATGGGACTCGTGGAACTGTAATGGAATTTACACCTATGTCAGTGATCATAAAACTATTAGACGATCGTCTTTTTCCAATTAGTTATTTTGAAGTTAAACCTGAAGTTAAACCTGACGATACAGAAAATTTAATACATTTCTATTATATTCCTCTTACTTTAAGTTGGGCAATGAGTATTCATAAATCTCAAGGTGCAACTATAGATGCTCTAGAAATTGATCTAGGAGATAGTATATTTGCAGCTGGACAAGCTTATGTTGCAATTTCACGCGCTCGTAATCAAAAAAGTGTTAAAATTACTGATTTATCTAAAAGAAGTATCAAAACAAGCGCAGAAGTTATAAAATTTTACAACAAACAAATTTAAACAAGTTTAAACAAATTTAAACAAGTTTAAACACATTTAAACATTTAAACGTAATTAAAATAAAATATATAAAATGGAAACCGAAATAGGACATATTGGGTATACTTTAAAATTAAGTACCTTACCCAGCCATTTTTTAGAAAATATTCGCCAAGAACTTTATGTTAAACCATTGGAAAATCCAAACTTTCCTACAAATGAAAGTGCTTATCCAGTTTTTAGAATTAGTAAATCAAAAATATACATTCCACGATATTATGGTATTGAAAAATATGGCCAACCTTTAAAAAATAATTTGCCATCAGGAGAATCTATTGATCTTGAATTTGTTGGAACTATAAGACCAATTCAACAAGAAACTATAGATGCTACTTTAAAAATAGGTTCTGGGTTAATAAGTTTAGATACTGGTTTGGGAAAAACGGTAGTTGCTCTTAAATTAATAAGTTTACTTTCAGTTAAAACTTTAATATTTGTTCATGCTGATTTTTTATTAGATCAGTGGATAGAACGTATTAAACAATATTTACCAAGTGCTCGTATTGGTGTGATAAAACAAGACAAATGTGAAATTGAAAATGTCGATATTACAATTTGTATGATTCAAACTTTTACCAAGAGAGAATATCCCAAAGATACTTTTAAAAGTTATGGACAAATGATAATCGACGAATGTTTTCCGTATAGACAACTTATTTCAACTTCTCAAGGTCCTATGAGAATAGGAAGTCTTTATAATAAATGGAATAATAAAGAAATATTACCATTAGTTTTAAGTTTTAATGAATTAACACAACAAACGGAATATAAAAAAATAATACATGCTTGGAAAAAACAAAATGAAAATATTTTAAAAATAAATTATTCTAAAAGTAATATTAAATGTACTGAAAATCATAAAATATTAACTCCTGAAGGTTATATAGAAGCAAATAAATTAAATATAGGGGATTTAATTAAATGTAATTATATTAAATTAAATGAAACTATGGTAGCGCAAGCGTTAAATGAAGATCAATATCAAATTTTTTTAGGAAGTTATTTAGGTGATGGACATATTGCTATTTTACCAAGTGAAAGATATCGTCTTACTATAATTCATTGTGAAAAACAAAAAGAATATTGTGAATGGAAAGCATCTATGTTTGGATGTAATATTAAAAAAATAGAAAATAACGGATATGCTAAAGGAATTGCTTATACTTTTAATACAAAAATTATCGATTTACCTTTAAATAAAACACTTACTAAAAATTATAAACATTGCCCTCAATGGATTTTAGATGAACTTGATTACCGTGGTCTTGCTATATGGTGGATGGATGATGGTTCATTAAGTAAAATAGCTTATGCTGGAACTTTATCAACATGTTCGTTTGATGAAGAAACACATATTAGATTTATTGAAAAATTTAAAAAATTAGATATAGATTGTACTTATAGATCAGATGGACATGGTTTTTTATCAATTTATTTTAATAAAAAAGGTATATATTCTTTATTTAAAAAAATACGTCCATATTTACACGAAAATTTAAAATATAAATTTTATAATATTTTATTAAAACAAGCAACTGAACAGTTTTTTTACGGAACACTTGTAACTGTATATACAGATATTTCAAATATAAATCCCACTATAATAAAAGAAACTAATTTAATAAAAGTTTTAAATAATAATAGATATATAAATTATTTAATAAAAAAATGTAATATATGTGGTATTATATCATTTCATACAATAAAAGATAGAATTAGATGCTGTAATTGTAGAACAAACTATAAAGAAAACTTTCAGTATTTTGAACCTCCTAAAAATTATGATTTATATAAATGGAATAATCAATTTTTAAATTATGGAACTGTAAAAATTACTTCAATTGAAAAAATAAAAAATAAAGAAATCAATGTTTATGATATTGAAGTAGAAGATAATCATAATTTTATATGTTGTGCCATATCTGGTATAGGACCAATTGTTCATAATTGTCATCACCTCGGTTCAAAAACTTTTTCAAGTATCTTTTTCAAAGTCCAAACAAAGTTTATGATTGGACTTTCTGCAACACCAGAACGTAAAGATGGACTCTCTAAGGTTATTTACTGGTTTCTTGGGCCACAAATAATTCATATTAAGAGAGATACAGATAAACCAAAAATAAAATTTATATTTAATGACACTACTAATTACACTGAAAAATTTAACCGTTTGGGTAAGATAAATAATCCAGAAATGATTACTGATCTTACTATTAAAAAGGAAAGAAATGAACTTATAATCTCAAACGTTAAAAAAATGTTAACTGAAAATAGAAAAATACTTATAATAAGTGATCGCCGTGGTCACTGTGAATATCTTTTAAATGCTTTAAAAGAACTTAATATTAGCTGTGGGCTTTATCTTGGAGGTATGAAAACAGCTGATCGTGAAATAAGTGTAAATTGTTCAGTCATAATAGGTACATATCAAGCGTCGGGTGAAGGGTTTGATGTACCTGAATTAGATACTCTTATTTTAGCAAGTCCAAAAAGTAACGTTGAACAAGCAGTTGGGAGGATACTTCGTCAAAAAAATAAAAATGAGCCTATTGTACTTGATATAATTGATTCATTTTCAATTTTTAAAGGTCAATATTATAAACGTAGAAAATTTTATAAATTAAGTGGTTTTGCGATAATTTAAGCAAAATTAATTTAAGCAGTTTTGCGATAGTGTAAAATACTTATAGTTACGTTTGCAATCATAAGTAATAATAGGAGAAAAATAAAAAAAATAAATAAATAAATAAATTTTTTTATTTTATTCCATATTTTATCAAAATAAGAATTATCCATTAATTTAATATAACATTTTAATTTAAATGGTAAAACTTGTGTTTAATCCTAAAGATACAAATAGTAATGTTGTAGGTATAAGCAAAACATCAAAAAAAATACCAAAACAAAGTATTTTAGAAACTTTTGTTAAAAATTTAAATCCATTTAATTCAGATCATTTTGAAGAAATTAATGTTAATGAAAAAATTGACATTAAAGAAAAAATTACAACAAAAGATATAGTTGGATTAGAAAATTGTTGTTATGTATTAAATAAATGGTATAACGATAGTTTACTTGATTTAACTAGTAAACTATTATTGATTATTGGACCTACTGGTTGTGGTAAAACTCTTTTGGTAGAAACATATTGCCAAGAAGAAAATATATCACTTTATACAGTTAAATTTAATGCAGTTAAAACAAAAAAAGAAATGTTAAAAGATATTTTTAATTTTATAGAATACGATAGTTGTTCATTTTTTTCTAAATCCGAAAATCAAGAGCGAAAATTAATTTTAATAGACGAATATCAAAATGGTCAAAATGATTTATTAAGTATATCTGATATTAATAATTTTATGGCATTACGAACTAATGCAAATTCTAAAGATTTACAAACATTTGTTAGTGGTATAGTTAATATAAATAGTATACCTAAAATTCCCCCTATACTTATTATTGGAAATAATTCAAAAGGGACAAAGCTTAGTGATCTTAAAAAGAGCAGCGAGGTTTATTATATAAATGAATTAAATTTAAGATCGTGGATGACAAAAACAGTAAAGATAAAAGGAATAACTATTTCAGAATCAGATTTAAATTTGATGATATCTAAGTGTAAAAGCGACAAACGGCTTTTTTTAAATATTACTGATTTTTTAAAAAATAACGTTAAAGGTAATTTAACGAATTTTATAAATTCTTTTTACAAAGACGAAGATATAAATCATTTTGAGTTTACAAATAAATTATTTGATAATATTGAACCAATAACAACAAAAGAAATATTTGATGTTTATGAAACTGATGGATTTTTAATCAGTAATTTAGTTCATGAAAATTATATAGATTTTAACAAAGATATACACCAGTTAGCTATATCAGCTGACTGTATATCATGTGGAGAAACTATTTATTCAGATACATTTGAATCATCAAAGGCATTTACACCTGGATCACATTGTACACAGGCACTTTATTTTCCAAGTTTTTATTCAAGATCGGATGTAAAAAATAATAAATGCCAACTTAGAGCAAGTGTTATTAATAATAGATACAATATTTATCTTAATAATAAAAAAATCATTGATAAAATAAATAATGGTGAAAGAAATGTACTAAACATTGAAGATATACTTTTTATTAAAAAATTTTTAAATTCTGAATTAGTTAAAAGTAAAACTTTTACAGAATACCAAACTAGTTATCTTAAATCAATTCTCAATACTTTTAGATTTAATAAATTAGAAAAACTTGAACTAATTTATAAACATTTTAGTGAATTTAAAGATATTACTAAAGAACCAAAAATAAAAAATTTTACAATAAAATTTAAAGAAAAAATGAATAAAATATTAACTTTAAACGAATTTGAAAAATTAAGTTTGAATGAATGAAGTACCAGCTTTAAATTTACTTTTAGATCAACTTATAATTGAACGAACTGAGTTTGAAGATCAACTTTATGATTTTTTGATAGATCCTATTATATTTATTCCAGATGAATTTTGGGAACCTGTAATTATTAGTTTAACCAAACAACAAATTGATTTATTAAAAAATAAATTAAATGAAGACGAATGTAATATATGTACATCAATTAACAATTCATTTAAATTATTAGAATGTTGTGGTAAAGAGATGTGTATAGATTGTTCAATAAATTGGTTTAATAAAAGTACTAAATGTCCATTTTGTAATCATGATATTCGAACGTTAATTTAAATCGTTTTAAGATTATTTAAATCGTTTTAAGATTATTTAAATCGTTTTAAAGAATATTCTTTTTAATTGTTAAATGAGTTCGTCAAATTCTCTTTCGAGTATAGTTCATTTAAATGAATACGCACCTTTTAACAGAGTCTTAGGTGATACTGTATTTGTTTATCTTGAAGATAGTCGTAGTACTAGAAATTTTGAAGAATTTATTACAGAAAGAGGTGATTTAACATTTGATAGAACGGCTAATCAATTTGATGATGTATTTTCATCACTTAAAAATAATTTATTTCAACTTTCAGAAACAGAAAATATAGAATTTACAGAAAAAGATCGTAAAAATTTAAATTCAAAATATTGTTTAGATCAAGTAACTAATATTATTGATATATTAAAAAGTAATATCATAACTCTTAATAATAAAAAAATAGAAATTGATAAAATTTATTACATCAATAAAGAAAAATATGAAAAATTTAGTGAAAGTATATTTGTAAGTATAAATACAATTGATCAAATAAATAAATTTAATGAAAAAGATGAAGCGTTAAAAGAATTATTAGTTGATCGAATAAGTTGGTACTACCAAGAATTAAACCTAGATTCTTTAAAAGAACAGTCAGTTGAAATAACAAAGGAATATATTTATATGAAGAAATATTTAATTGAATTATCAAGTATTTCAAATTCGACAATTTGTCAAATTTGTTTAGAAAATCAAATTGAATATTTTATAGATCCATGTGGCCATACAATTTGTAAAAAATGTGCAGAAAAAACATTAAATACTCCAAATTGTCATTATTGTCGAGGAAAAAAAAATGAACTTAAAAAATTATTTTATTAAAAGAAAGTTATGTTAACATTAATGCCATTGCTGCATAATTATGTAGATCTAACAAAGTATCTTTAAGACCTTCATCGTTTAAGATAACACCATTTTTTGTTATATTTATTGCACGTTGTATTTTATCTTCGATTCTAATTAAAACACCAATAACTCCATATTTAGCAAATGCATCACCATAATCAGCATTTTTTAATTTAAATAATTCTAAAGCTTCGCTTTGTATTTTCCTTAGTTGTTCAGGTCTATCCATTATAATAAACATAAACACTTTTTATTCTTTAAATTTGTTAAAATTCAGTTTTTATTGGTAAATTACAATTTAGTTTTGCATGTCGATATTCAATAGCAACTGCTATGAGTGATTCTGTAATTTCCTGAACAACAGGATAAGGTTGGTCTTCTATATATAAACTTGGAACGAACTCAACTTCATTAACAAAATAACTAAAGGGGACATTTTCTAATCCAGAACCTATATCTATTCTTGTCAAAATTGGATTTTCTAACATACCTGGTAAATCTAATTTTGGTAATGTATCCATGACATTTTGTGCAAGTTTCATAAGATATTTCCAATTTTTATTCGGAATTTTAAATCTACCACCTTCTTGTACTGGTCTACCAACTTTGGTACTTGTAGTAATAACGCTGTAACGATATTTTCCATTAATAAAATATGTTCTTATTTCTGGATTACTTTTATCAAAACCTTTTATATATTCTTGCATAACAATTGAACCATATTTAGGTATATTTTTATCAAAATACTTTGTTATTTTATTTTTTTGACAAGTTAATGATAATTTACCTTTATTTCCACACTCACTACATTCACCACAATCTAAATTTTTACATGCTCTTGGAAGATTTTCACATGCTAAAAATTTAGCAAAATCTTTAGATTCTTGTCCGTATACTGGTTTTGCAATAACAGATTCCCATTTATTATGTTTAAATTTTTTTATTAAATTAGTAACGTATTTTTCAGGATTTTTTGTGTACCATTTTTGTTTTGATATACAATGTGTAGGAGCAACTGGTATATTTCTATTTGCTAGATATTTATAATATGTACATTTATTATTTATAAATTTTTGATAATCATACGGAGGATACACATTTTTACTATTTTTTAGAGCACATTTAAACTTATTAAATTTTGATTTATCACTTAAATGAAACGATTCTAGTAAATCGTAAATAATTACAAATACTATATCATTTTTTTTAAAACGTCTTGTTGAAATTTCTTCAGGGGTTATATAGTCTACTACTACACTTGGAAATGTATATTCTATATAAAGTCCCATAGCAACATCAGCTGCTACATATGGTCTACTATTTCTGTAAATTACATGTTTAGAATATTCTCCATTTTTCGCTAATCTAAGCCAATTCATTTTTCTTGAATTAAGTGATAATAATTCATCTTTCTTCATTTCAGCTTTTTTATAATTCAAAACAATTCCGATTTTTAACGGTTCCATAATTATATTTACAAAATATTTTTTTTAAACCTTTTAAGTTAAAAAAGATTAAATTTTAACTTAACCAATTTAAATGACGTTTGATAAAGAAAATTGTTTAGATAAAGTGAGTATAATAATTATTTTACGCGCACTTTTTATTTATATGTTAGTTGAAAAAGGATGGTCGATTAGAAAATGTAAAAGTAACAAAAATACATTTGAAATGTATAAATCAGTAAAAAAAAATTATAATTAAATTAAAGAATAACATATTTTATTAAATAAAGAATGGGTGGGGGTTTAGTTCAACTTGCTGCATATGGATCGCAAGATGTTTATCTTACTACAAATCCACAGATAACTTATTTTAAAGCAGTCTACCGCCGCTACACTAATTTCGCAATGGAATCAATTCAACAACTTATTGATGGAAATATAAATTTTGGTGGAAATATTACAGTTGTAATTGCAAGAAATGGGGACTTATTAGGAAGTATTGTTCTTCAATTTAATTTACCAAATCCAGCAACTTATATTTTAAACGCGTCTAGTTATGATTATTTTGGATGGATACAAGGTGTAGGAAATCATCTTATTGCTAACATGTCTATAGAAGTCGGGGGACAACAAATTGATGAACAATACGGAAAATGGATGGATATATGGTCTGAACTTAATCTTAATAATTCCCAAGTTTCTGGATATGGAAATATGGTAGGGAAAAATTTTACACAAAGTGCTTGGCAACCATACGATACTTCTTATGAACCAGGTAATAAAATATTTGTACCTTTATTATTTTGGTTTTGTAAAAATCCTGGATTAGCTATTCCATTGATAGCATTACAATTTCACGAATTAAGAATTAAAATACATTTTAATACATTTCAAAAATTAATTGTAGCAGTCAACAATGGAAATTACGTAGAACCTATATTAAATGGTGTTGCTCCGCAACTTGATCAATATAACAAATTTACTATATGGGATAATTATTATTATCTTGATACAACTGAACGAAGAAAATTTGCACAAAATCCACATGAATATCTTATAGAACAGGTACAAAATCAAATTGGAAATGTAATAAGTTTAACTGAAGAAAATCAAATTCGTATTAATTTAAATCATCCTACTAAAGAAATTGTTTGGGTTTTTAATAGAAATGGAACAAGTGCTCCTCCAAATGACTATTCAATAGGAACAAACATTATTTCAAATGGAACACCTGCCCAATTTGCTCCACTTTATTCATTTAAATTAGTATTAAATGGAACAGATCGTTTTAAAGAAAGACCAGGTGAATACTTTAGACTTAATCAAACTTATGATCATCATACTAGAGCACCTGGAAATTATATTTATTGTTATTCATTTGCACTTAAACCAGAAGAACATCAACCATCTGGTACATGTAATTTTAGTAGAATTGATTCTAGTTTAATATATTTTTACCTAAGAAACACAAGTGTTAGTCCAGGAAACGGTGATAGTGTTCCTTTAGAAAATTATACAGAACTTCCATCTTTTACTATTTATGCTCCATGTTATAATATCCTTAGGATAATGGGTGGAATGGGAGGGTTGGCATTTAGTAATTAAAGGAACGAAGTGAACTTCTTTTGAACTTATTTACTTTTTAAGATAAATTATATCTAATAAAACTGATTTTAAAGACCTTTTACTTTTACCAAAAGATAATTGTCTTTTTACAATATTTCTAAGTTCATCTATATCAGTAGCTTGCATATTTCCAATTGAAGCATGTTCATTAAAAAAATCTGGATTATTAAAAGCAGCAAGTCTCATTTTTGTAGCAGAAATAGATTTTTCTTCATCACGTTCTAGTTTAATAACCTGTGTTTCTGGTTCATATTTATCAAAAAGTTTTTTAAATTCATCTGCCCGAACACCACCAAAAACACCTGTTATATCAGTATAACCTTGTTCTTTCATAACTTTTATAAAATTCATTACGTT